AGCCTGGAACAGCTCTGGGCTTGCGCCGATGAGCGGCATCATTGCCTCGACCGCTTGGATGCGCCGTGATGCGTAGCCAGGACCCGTGTCCATGCTCACGTCGTACTCGCCAACCGTCACGTCGTTCAAGACTCTCCCAATTTGGGAGGATTCATTGATGGTGATCAAGTCTGGCTTTCCATCAACGCCGATAATGCGCATAACGCGCTCGGAATCATAAATCTTGGGGATCAGATCAAGAATGATGCGACCAGTCTGCGCAATGGATTTGGTCAAATTATCGTAGTAATGATAATTCGTCATATCGGTTTGCTGCTGCTGACCATTCAGCGCTTTACCGCTGATGTTGCCAGTCGGGAGCTGTGCCGGATCGAAGATGCCAACGACCTGCTGTAGATCGTTGCTGACAGCCTCGGCAGCGCCCATAATGCCCAGCGGTGGTGGCTCTGGTTGCAGGCGCGTCGGAACCGGCGCCGTGCGTCCTTCAATGTCGGTCTGCTTGTATCGCAGCACCGGCGTGGCTTTGATATTAGCCGCCGCCCACTCATTCTCGTGGCCCTCGTCCTGTCCCTCGGCCAGTAGCCACTTGGCTTTTGGCGCTAGGGCAATCGCCTCGGTCATGCTCGTCTGCCAGAAGTTGTACATCTTCTGGGGATCTTTGGCGTAGCGCACTAAGCCGTACTTGATTGACTTGCTGTCAATGACGATCCGACCACCGTAGACCGGCACGACAGGAATAAATTTGCCTGGCCAGTCCCGTTCTTCCAAGATTTCCATTGCGGTGAGCTTGACCCACTTGACGACCTTCTTGTAGCTGTCACGCTCGCCAACGATCTCAAGCCCATTTGCAGCCATAAACTCCTTGCTCGGGAGCTGGTCCTTGAACAACCGTGATTTGTCGTTCAACAGGTAGAGCTTTGCCGGCGTGCGCTCAATGTAAAAGTATTCGGCAATCCGAATGTCTTCCTTGGTCACCCACTCAGGGTTGCTGTCGCCATTGCCGCGACCGCTAAAGTTGCCGCCAGCATCTGCGTCTGGGTATAGATCGCTGAACTTATCCTTGCTCATCACGGTCGTGATAAGGCAACGCTCTTGGTCCGATCCGTCTAGCGCCACGCTGTTGGGATCGAAGTAGACCGAAAAGGGATTTTCAATAGGGTTGATATAGATCTCTTGATCAAACGAGTCAGGAGCCGTGTAATCGGTGACCACTCGCCAGTAACCCCATCCCATGCGCACGGCAGACTCAAACGCCTTGTCGTAAGCGCTATCGGCATCGCTGTTGATTTCAATGTGCCGAGTTATCCCTTCCACAACCTCGGCTGTTTCCTTGTTTGAATAGCTATTGCACGGATGCACCTTAATCCGTGGACGCTGCTGGCGCTGCTGGTTGGCGATCTGACGGCAATAGGCGTCGAGCTTGTTGATCGTCAAGCAGGGTCGGGCTTCCAGGTTACGACTGTTCTGGATCTCCACCGGCCATTGATCGCCGCTGACAAAGCGCAGATCGTCCAGCGCATCCGAGCGGTTGTTGGAATCGGCTTCATTGGCCAGCCGGAGAAAGTTCATCGCGTCTGCAATGCGGGAATCGTTTCCCTCGCTTTGATAATTTGCCATTTCAGCCCATCCAGTTCGTTGGTAACGTGAAGGTTACTTGTTTCTTGCGTTGTTTTGGCTCGTTGACCATCAGTCCGATGTATCTAAACGCATCTGCGCCGTGCGAATAATGGTCGTGAAGGGGAGACTTTGAGAATCCACCCGTCTCTGGGTCGACTTCGTAGCGGTAATGGCGCAGACAGGTAAGACCTTCTGCGCAGGCTTCTCGGTCGAACCAGCAGTTGTTGAAAACAGTTCGCGCAGCATTGATAGAGTCAGCAATTGGTACTCGAGGAATGATTCGTGTCTTGTATCCCGCCGCTCTGACAATCTCCTCAATAGATTTACCAGCAGCGGCAAGCGTCTTATTCTCGGCGTCGTGCGGAAGCCACAACGTATCGTAATGGTATCCAAACGTCTGCAATTGCGCTAGGTAATAGCTGATTGTCTTTTGATTGTCCTCCATGTAACGCAGCAGCCGCGTTTCCATGCCGACAAACTGCAAGAACCAGATTGCCGTAGCGTCAGACCATCCAAGGTCAAACACGGCGTGAACAGGCTTGCTAGGATCGAACGGAACCCGTCCAATGCGTCCCTGAAGCTCGGCGTCCTGCATCTCCCTGGCAAACACAGCACCGTCAACGGTCTGCCGGCATATGCCTTCCCAGACCGTGTTGTAAGCCTCAACGTCCCGCTCTTTAAGCGCGTCCTTCTCAGCCCTTAGAGTCTCCGGGAACCAGGGATTGTCGGACCAGTTGATCTTAGTGACCACACAGTCAGCAGGAGGATGCACCACAAAGCGTTGGAACGTCTCATCAGTCTCAAGCTCCGGGTTAAAGCTGATCCAGATCTCCGAATCTTGTTTACGGATTGTCGGGATTAGCACATTCCATGACATTCTGGACACAGACTGCGCTTCTTCAACCCAACAAATATCAACGCCCTCAAACGATTTGATGTTTGAGACATTGTTTTTGAGTCCAACAAAAAAGAATTCAGAGCCATTTTTGGCTCTAATTGACGTCTGGGTTATTTCATAGAACCCATGTAATCGCAATGATTCGATCTGATCGCATAATAGTTTATGCACCGAATCACGGATTGACGTCTGGAATTCCCGTGCGCAGAGAATGCGAGTTGGCTTTGATGCACCAATGATGAGCAGCGCTCGAGCAATCGCCCAAGACTTGCCGCCACCTCGACCACCGTACGCTACCTTATACCGATGCTTGTCAAAAAGAACCGATAGCTTCTCAGGAAACTCGGCATTTGAGACGGCATAATCAATTTCATTCACTGGGCTTGACAAAGGTAACTTTGATGCCCTCAACCGGCGAGCCGTCTGGATTGCTCAGCACTGTCGTATTGCGCTCGCCCCAACCCATCTGGGCTTTGGTCCACCAGATCATCGCCGTGGTATCGCCGGTCAGCGCTTTGTTGTACAAAGTCTTGGCCATGTTCGCGCAGGCGGTCGCCTTCCCAAGCGCCAGCTCGGTGCCGTAATACTTGCGCAGGGTCACGTCGCTGATGCCGATAAGCGCAGCGATCTGGTCGTGAGGCAGGCCGAGACCGCTGGCCTGCTGGACCTGACCACGTGTTTTATCGGTTGGCTCGTGCGGTAGCATTTTTATTGCGTCAAAGTGTTAGTCATTGAATCGAAAGGAATTCCCGATTCTGCGTGGGTTGCTGCCTTGCCAGTGAACTCCTGCCAGCGCTTTACTATCACATCGCAATACTTTGGGTCAAGCTCCATCAAATAGCTACGACGCCCATTTTTTTCCGCGGCAATCATGGTTGTTCCGCTGCCGCCAAAAGAGTCCAGCACAATGTCGCCGCCTTTGGTGTTGTTGAGCATTTGATACTCAAACAACCCAACTGGCTTCATTGTTGGGTGCTCTCCATTGCGCGATGGCTTGTCAAATTCAAGAATTGTTGTCTGCTTACGATCTGCCGCCCAAAGGTGGCCTGCGCCCTCCTTCCATCCATACAAACAAGGCTCGTGTTTCCAATGGTAGTCCTGACGCCCCATTACAAGACTCGACTTCTTCCAGATTAAACATTGACGCACCTTCCACCCTGCGTCTTTTGCAGCACCGCGGAAGTTGTAACCCTCTGAATCAGCGTGCCAAATATAAAAAACGGCGCCAGGCTTTAAAACGGTATCCGCGGTGACGTAAGCATCGCGCAAGAATTGACGAAACTGATCGTCGCCCATGTCGTCGTTTTGAATCGTCAGTCCCGTCCCGCCTTCGTAAGCCACGTTGTACGGAGGATCGGTCAGCCACATATCAACCAACTGATTGTCAGTTAGCTTTTGCATATCATCAATCGACGTAGAATCGCCGCACATCAGCCGGTGCTTGCCCAGTATCCAAACGTCGCCCAATCGCGTTGTAGGCTCTTCTGGAGCCTCTGGCACGTCATCCTCGTCGGTTAACCCGTCCGTAATTTCTGTAACGCTTAAGAGCGCGTCCAGCTCTTCGGTCGTAAAGCCGGCAATCGTGGCGTCAAAACCCATCTCTTGCAGATCGCCCAGCTCGAGCCTCAGCATCTCATCGTCCCATCCCGCATTCGATGCAAGCTTGTTGTCGGCAATAACCAGCGCTTTCTTTTGCGCTTCAGACAAGTGGTCCAGCACGATTACCGGAACCTCGGTCAACCCAAGCTTGCGAGCCGCCGCTAAACGACCGTGACCGGCAATGATGCCGTTTTGCCCGTCAACCAGGATCGGGTTAGTCCAACCAAACTCCCGAACGCTTGCAGCAATCTGAGCGACCTGCTCGTCGCTATGCGTCCGGGAATTATTGACGTATGGAATCAGCGCTTCGATCTTGCGCTGTTCGACCTGCATCAGCAATTCCAGTTCTTCAGCGATGCCTTGGCTCGCTCTGCCGGACCCTTAGCGTTTTTCACAACGCCAGACATTCGCGCACAAAAGCTCGCCTTGCGACCCTTGTCTGCGTCGGTCTTAGGATTCGGCGCTGGTGGCTTCAGATTCGCATCGTTCTTTCGGTTGTACTCAGCACGACCCTTCGCAGTCATCCCGGCGCCTTTCTCGGTCGGGTTGTAGGTCTTGCCCTTCCCCGTGGTTGTCCGGGGAATGGGCTTGTCGTGCTTTGTAGCCATTACTTTTTCTTCGCCGGTTTAGCAGTCTTTGCAGCTTGCTTAAAGTCAGCAG